CGGGATGTCGGTGGCATGAAAAAATTACTTCCGCCGCTACCTATCGCAAGGATAGAAAAAACCCACAAATACATCTGGGAACCGACAGGTGAACAACTTGCATTTTCAACAACTCAAGTTTGCAATACAAAAACTCCTGAAGAAATGAGAAATATTGAAAAACATAGGGCAACTTGGCAACCGCGCGGAGAAACAGCGCATTATGCTTTGCAACAACGTATGCTGGGCAACGACAAAATCGAAATGGGCGAATACGAAGATTGGATTAAGCCTTTGATGGATTTGGAATTGTGGGAAGATTTCGAGCCGTGGGCGGTTGAATATATGCTTTGTGATCTTGAAAAATCTGTCGGCGGGCAACTTGATCTTCTGGGCTACGATAATAAATCACAAAAACTTATGTTGATTGATTTAAAAACACAATCACAGAAGTATGCGAAACCTTATTCAACAGATGCGCAGATGGGGAGCTATCTTGAAGCGCTTGCGGAACATCACAAAATAATCCCTGATGTATGCAAAACGATCTGGGCAAGACCTAATAGATGTATTGTTGGCGAAGATCAACACACGATTGATTGCGCTTATGCTTGGTCACAGGCGTGGAAAAGATTTGATTCTGAACAAGGAGGATTTTAAATGAAAAAAACAATGAAAACAAAACCAGAATTTCCAAAACATGAAATTTGGTTTGAAGAAGAATTAAAAAAGTATTTGATGGTATTTGATGGCTTAGATGGTGTTCCAATTCCTTATGAACTGGAATTAAGTGAAATTGGTGCTGAAACAATAAAAACTGCCCTTGTAAACACTCCAATTCATTTAGCGATGGGTAATTTTTGGGGTTATAACGATTATCCAGAAGATGAAGTTTTAGTAAATTGTGAGCCGTTTGAAAAAGGAAGAACTCACATTTACTTAGCAAGTTATGATTTATCTGCTTTAACTGCACTTGCAAAAATGCTTTGCGATTATAGGTGTTGGGATCATGCTGAAGGAGGTTTTTAATGGCAAGTATATTTGAAACATCAGAACCTTTTGATTCTCCGCGGCCTAATTTCCCATACAATCCTTATTTTGGACAAGTTTTCTATGATGAAAAATCAAAAAAAACTTATGAATATTATGAATGTGGCGAAGGATCAATTGACATAAACAATGATCCGATAATTGGATTTTGGGCAGAAATTGATTGGAATTATGAAAGAACTTGAATTTCGTGTTGTAGGTTTACCCGCGCCGCAGGGTTCAAAAACTTTGACAAGATGGGGTGGTTTGATGGAATCAAGCAAAAGGGTTAAGCCGTGGCGTCAGGATATTATTCATGCGGCGCTGGAAGCGTTTGCAGGCAGCCCCTTTAATGAACCCGTGCAAGTTTCTATTGAATTTATAATGCCGCGCCCTAAGAGCCATTTTGGAACGGGTAAAAATGCAGAAATTTTAAAAAATAGTGCGCCTTTTTTCTGCACTAGCAAAACAACAGGGGATGTTGACAAGCTAACCCGTAGTACTCTTGATGCTCTATCTGTTACATCTGGCGGAACTGTTCTTGCGGATGATTCTCTTGTCGTTTGTTTACAGGCATTGAAACGCTATGCAAAACGATTTGAACACATTGGGGCAAATATAAACATAAAAACTTTTGACAAACCAGAATAAATTGGTAGACTAATAAATGTAGACACCTAAAGGTTTAAGGTAAGAGTTTTTCTTTTAGGTGCTATTTTTATTAATTATTATGGAAAACCAAACAAAACCAATCGAAATCCCAAATCTGGGCGGCCTGATAACGACAGGCGATCTTTACAAAAAAGGGCGTTTTACATATAGCGCGTGGGCTAAAACAGCGCAAAGAATTAGAGAAGAAGCGCCGAACTGGTTTTTTGCTTTAGAACCTGACCCAAACGGCCAACTTGTTTGGATGGCCCCAAATAATACAGGTTATTTGATGGGATGCTTTGTAAATGTAATTACAGGAATCAAACTTCCTTTGTTTCCGTATGCGATAACAGACAACACAAACAAAGCTATAAGCTACGAAAAAATAAGTTCAAATCATATCCAAAATTCGCAACGCCGTCATTTATGCGCTTGCGCTTGTTATTCATTCGGCGATGCTTATGAACTTTGGGCTGATGTTGAAGTCAAAGACCTTGACCAACCAAAAGAAGAACCACCAGAAAATAACGATGTTGTAAGAACACCGACAAAACCGAATCAAGAACCCGACAAAGATTATTTAATTCCTAAACCAATAAATCCTGATGCAAGGAATTTAATTTGCAATGACATAAGAAACTCAGGTCATCAGGAACAAATCTTGAAAGACTTTAAAAAGCATTTTAATTTACAAGTTAAATCAGTGCGTCCTGAAAATATTACATTATCTGAACACGGCAGATTTTTGCGTCAAGCTGTTGAAAAGTATAAAGATGATTAATGACCGAAGAACAGGCCACAAAATCAGGCGAAGAAGTCATTGCGCAGCTTCGATCACGCCGCAATTCTTATTACAACCGCAACAAATTTTATTTTAGAACTGATGATTCACAAGCCACCCTAATTCGTAAATACTGCGAGAAAAACAAAATTTCGCTTACACAACTATTTGACCAACTTTTAACAAATTTTTTTAATCATGCCTGATTCATTTAAAGCCGCTCTTCCTTATCCAATCAAGTTTTCAACAAGTGAAAACGATTATGAAGACCAAGACAAGTATCCGCAAAAAATGTCTTTGTTTATTCCATCTGAATCTGTTACCGCCTTCTGTGAAGAAGTTATGAAAATGGTAGACACCAAACAGAAGAAAGGAAAAGTTTGGGATTATTCAAAGAAAGAAGAAGTCGAAGTTGATGGTATCTACATCAACGCAAAAGCCAAAGAAGGAAAATATGGACTATTTGGTAATATAAATTTAAACTTTATCGAGCCTACAGCGGGCGATGATATTCCTTTTTAATTCTTGAATTATTTTCATCTTTTTCTTTTTTAAGACTTATTTTTATTAATTCTGTTTCGAGATCGCCAATCTTTGCAATGCAATTTTTGATGATCTCGTCTTTTTGCCAATTTTGCCGCTGATAATTTACAGCTACTTCAAGCAAGTATTCA